TATAGCGCAGCAAGCGCAGAAGATCGCGATCCTAGAAGCGACTGTAGACGCATTGAACAGGGCGCTTCAAAGCAAAGAAGACAACTAGTCTTTTTTCTTTTTCTTCTCGTTTTCAGATTTCTTACGAGAAGCATGATATGCGGTTACAGCGTTTGCGCTCGTGCGACTTCTCCACGTAAACTCGCATTCTGAGCATCTAACAAGCTTCATTGTTGTCCAACGCCCGCCTTCAGGCGACGGCGCGACGACTACAGAAAGTTTTACTGGACGAGCTCCACAGTATGGGCAGTTTGGAAATCTTGTTCTACGTATTTCCTTACCTTCGTGCGACAATGACAGAGTTCTTCTAATCTCTGCCTCGTCCTTTCCGCCCCAGACTCCCCAGATTTCTTTGTTTTCAAGAGCGTACTTTAGACACTCCTTGCGGACGTCACATTGAAAGCATAGGTTTCTAGCGTCATATTTTTCTCGCGGAACAGCGGAGAAAAAGTAAGACGACATGTGCTTGTTGCTACGTTTGCCGCATTCAGCTTCGTCCATCCACTCAAAGTCGCCTACACCTTTTGGCATTGAATCTCCACCCAGGTCACCTCGAGAACTTCGTCAACGTCATCTCCGTCGCGTGTCTCGCCGTCCTGGGCGCAGATTGTCATGTCGGTGTCACCATCAACACAGCCGGCGTATCCGAGCATTGCAGTGGCACCGTCTAAAAGCTTATACCCTTCTCCCAGCGAGACGGCGATACCGTCTCTCTGTAGGGCAGATGCAAGAGCTCTTTTTACTACGTCGTTCTCAAGGTCTACGTGACCTACAGTATAAAACGTCGCTAGATCTCTGTCAAAAGAGTCGTAGTCTTCTCCAGACCATTCGACCCAGAGAGATTCACCAATTCTAGAATCTTTCATAGTAGAAAGATTGTATCTTGTCACTCGCCGTAAGCGCGGTAATCTTGGCTAGATTATTCACGTTAGCGGATGAGACGCTGAATTAGAGGCCTTCTACAGGGCTTAGGCCGCTATAACGTATCCGTCTTGGTGCGGCCACAGGTACTCGTACCCGCTGGGACGCGTGCCGGTGTCTTCTGACCACTTGAACTGCGAGTACCACTCGTAGTTCTTGTTCAGAAGCGCGACGCGATGAGTAGAGCACAGATTCTCAAAGTACTGAAGGTCCTGCATCCACGAAGGCAGCGTGATGTCGCTGGAAATTCTGCCCAAGGACACGGCGGTGTCGTATGTACGCAACGTCTTCTCGAGTAACGTCGACTTGTACCCTCGTGAGCGCCACTCAAAATACGTAGCGGTAATGTACGAAACAAGCAGCGTCTCGTGTCCTCGCCACATCTTGACTACAGGGTGACTAGACCAGCCTTTAGGCTCGCGGTCGTTGCCGTCTGGGTCAAGCCTGCACATCGTAAGCAGGCACTGCCACGCCTCAAGGGTCTGCTTGTGTAGGCGCTTGTTGTCAAGCACCGCGGCCGTTTCTTCAAACGAATTTGTAGATACAAGAAAAGATTGCATGAGTCACTCCGTCACTGTTTAGAACAATGATTATACCAGGACGGCTAAAAAACTTGTGACGCACACTTTTATGTTATTCTTGGTAGAAGTTCTTCTTCACGAAGTTACGGCTAAATCCCTTGTCAGTGTCCAAAAGCCACTCGCGTTCGCCGATCAACTCGCCTTGCGGTCCGTTTGGCTGGCCGTTAAGGGCAGCGGCAGTTGCCTCGCCGATCCACGTTGCCGCCTGCACGGCGACTGCCTTACCCCACGTCGCCCCAAGAGCCGAGTAGTTGTTGACGCTTACGAATTCCCAGTCGTCGGGAAGACCTTGGATTCTTGCGGCTTCTCTGTGAGTGATACGGCGCGGCTGCGTCGGGTGAACGATGTGATCAAGAGCGCTGCCGGTCATGACGTGACAGAATGAGTTAGCGTCCCAGCGGGCTGGCAGTGAGAATCCCATGTAGAAGTCGTTCAGGCGAATCTTCTCTTCCTTTGTCGCCCAAGACTGCGGGAACCTGTTTCCGTTCTTTTCGACGGCTTCCTTAAGAGCGACGTTCAAAGCGTCCATAGGCTTCCATCCTTCGTTTCCGAGGATGTCGAAGATCTCTTGAATTCTTTGTGACTCGAGGTTTGTTCTGTTCATGTGGCCGTCGACGTAACCGTCTTGGTTTCTCAGGTTTGCAACAAACTTCGACGGCTCAGCGTTGTACTTCTGCTTGTTCCAGGTAATCTCAAGATTTTCAAGGTCACCGATCACGTCGATCATCTTGGGCATTTCCTTTGGCATCTCCGCGTGGGCACCAAAAGGCATACCGCTTTCAACGGCTACCCAGAAGTAGCGCATACGATACGAGAAACCGCCAAGCATAAGGTTGTTGTGCTTGACGTGATATAGGTCGTACTTCTTGTTTGACAGCTCCTCGAGCATGTCGCGGTATTGGTTCATCACCGCACGACCCTGCGTGTACGCCTGCTGTACGCATTCAAACACAACCATCTTTGGTTTGATTCTAGCGGCGTACTTCATGAACGCGCGTGTGTGCTCGTGCGCCTTGGCGTCAGGACCTCTGTTTGCTGGACCCGACCACAGCGACCATCCGGAGCACGGAGGGCAACCAAGCACGACGTCGGCGCTCATGTCAGGCCAATCATTTGGATCTTCAGAAAAGAAAGACGTCCACTCGTTACCGAGGTGTTTTCTGTTTACCTCGGCGACGGGGTTTCCAAAGTTGAGAGTGCCAGTTCTGACCTTCATGTCGATGCCGGATCTTACAAAGCCAAGGCTCATAAAACCGGCGAGGCCGTTACAGTCGATAAACGTCGGATTGCTCATTATTCTTCCTCGTTGTCTAATGCGATGGTTAACACTAACACGTATTACTTAGAGACCTGACTATTTAGACCAACTTCGTAGCCGCACGCAGCGTACCCAGCGATGTCCGTCCACGTATCGGGTTGAAACCCAGAGTTAGATGCGTAACGAGCCACCTTGACGGCAACCATCGCCATAGCGACGTCTTCGTTGGTAAACTCTCTGCCAAAAAGAACACCCCATATTTTGGCGATTCTTCCAAAGTTATCTTCAGGCCCCCCGTACTGCGTGTCACGCTGGCCTGAGATTATCTTCGCTGCAGTTTCAAGCATTTCCTGCCGCGGGCTCTTTTCGTTCTTCATGCCTTCACCCTCGCGATCAATTTAGCGACGTAGAACGCGGAATCTGGGTCATCTTCAGGCTGCGAGACAAAAACCTCCGAGTCAAGAGGGATAGTTGCCGACTGGTCTTGAATGAACTCGCACCACTTACTTGTGAGAGACTCTTGAATTTCTTCAAACGTTCTGCCGGTGCATTTCATCTCGATGTGAAGTCTCACTTCTACTCCTCGTACTCGCTGATGTCTTCAAACTCTGCCTTTATTCCGTAGCCGACTCGCTGGTACAAAAGACCGCCGTCTACAAATATTCCCGTGTCCGCGTCTTCCGGACATTCGCAGCGGACGAAGTCGTGTCTGTGCACCGACTCGATTACCTTTCCGCACGTTAGGCACTTAAGAGCGTTACGAATTAGCTTCGCCATTTAGAAGTTTCTCCCTGTCTACAACTTCAAATCCAGGTGGAGCGAGATCTGGGCTTATAGTTCTGTACCAGCCACTTCTTACCATCAACACGCCACGCTCGCCCGTCACTTCGCAGGTTTCCCAGGCGATCTGTTCGTATCTACGTACGACGCTGTTCATTTCCTCGAACCGGTCTGTCTTAGTATTGAAGTAGTACCTAAGACCGCCAAATTTTTCCTTGATCTGCTGTATCGTGTAGTCCGGGTCTATTGCACTCAGCTCTTCGTCAAGTTTTACGATAAGTGAGTGCCAGCCTGGAGAACAGTCAATTCTTCTTGACCAGTTTTCTTCAAATCTTAAAAGAACCGCAGAAAGATCAATCTGGCTATCCATGCTATATCGAAGCGATCTTTTTCTCTAGTTTATACGCAGGGTGTCTGGCAGAAGGTATGTGTGGAGTCTTATAGTCTATGGTAGTGACGTAGATGTCACCGCCCTTAACTTCTACAACCTTAACAAGTCTTCCGTTATGAAGCCTACCAGCATCTGTGCCATACGCGTCTTTTTTCACTCTTAAAACGTCGTCAATTTTTATCTCAAGAGACGAGGCATCTTCCCATAGGTCGTTCATGACCCGCCTTTTGATGTCTGCTGCGGGCACGACGATTCAAGGCATGAGTTGACGTCATAATCGTCAAGAGCTCTGAAGCACTGGGCGCACTTGACACCACTGTCAAGAACTCTGTAGCCGTTCTTTTGGCGATCAGCGTTCTTCTGCATCTTAGCCAGATACTCAGCGTCAAGTTCTTCGTCCGTCGCGCCGGCGGCGCAAAGAATGTTTGCAACGAAGTGCAGAACGTCAACGCATTCCTTGAGGATCTCGTGGCGATCGGCGTACGGGTCATCGTGCTGCCAAGGCTTCCACGAGATGGCCTTACGGACCTCAGCGAGCTCGTCGTCGATCGCCAGCATGTTCCAACGGATGTACTCGATAAGGTTTCTCAGATCGTCATGCTCGTCGCTATGAAACGACGAGTAGTCGACGTTGTACACATCTGTTTGCAGTTGACGAGTCTTCTCTAGCCACTTGCCAAATAGCACCTTGTCTGTCACAGCCCTAATCCATTCTTTAGTGTGTGTATAGTGTCTTGTGCGTTCATAAGAGCGCCTGTGTAGCGCTTCCGCTGTGCCACCGATAGTTCGTAGATATCAACGTAATCCATTTCCTCTACGTTTGCTGGCAGCAACGACCAAGAATCTCCAAGAATAGACGTAATCTTCCAGTCGCTTACTATTGGAGTTCTAGAGTTCATCGCCTGCGACATTCTGTAGCTCCACCAGAGCATTCCGTCATCTTGTACGCTTAGAATCGACCCCTGAGACTCGAGCATCATCTTTTCTACGTCTGAGTCAGTTGACAGTCTGTTGCTTTTCATCTGAACAGCAGAATTACCAAGAGTATTTTGTAGAGACTTGAACCACCTTGAGTTCATGCTGTCAACTACCCAGCGTCTACTTCTTGACGTTGCTGTAGAGCCTATCTCAGACGAGATAAGAGCACTGTCTACTTCTACAGGAAGAACCGCAGAAACATCTGTGCATGGGAGCTGCGCCTTAACAACCTGAGAATCTACAAACGGGCTACTCGGATACAAGGTAACGTAGTCCCAATGAGAAAAAAGAGTTTTTACTCCACCTAGCGTGGATTCAAGAATCTTTTTATTGCCAACTACGTCTAAATACTGCTTTCTACCCGAGTAGAACTGTTTGACGATGTCATCGTTGTTTTTATCGATGGCGCGTAGGCTTGCGGCTATCTTAGCGGGTTCTGGAGCGTCTACGAATAGTCTAAGTCTGCTATCGTTTTTTAGCAGATTGATCATGTGCAGAATTCCATACGCCTTGTTTGCGGAGATACTAAGAATAGGAGCCACACCGAGCAGCACAGAGTCGTACTGATCGAGATCACTTTTCTTTAGCAAAACGCTTGGCTCTATAAAGTGCACGGCAACGTTGTTGTCTTTCAACATTGAAGCAACGCAGCCTATGAAGCTCGCGCGGTGATGAAACGATCTGTACGACGCCTGAGAGGCGGTCATACCAGAGATGGCAATTGACTTCATTACCTGCTACCGTCTGGATTGATCCTCAGTCCCTTGTCTTCATTCAGCGCACGATGAACGATCCTGTTGCAGTGATCAACAAATGAATCGTATGTCGGCATGTGTGAACGAAGTGTGTCAGCCTGTGCGTTTGCCGCACCAGCCAGATCGTCGTCTGACATCGACTCAACCTGCTTGATTGTCAACGAGTATGGCGCACCGAGCGGCTTTCCTTCTCCCTTGTCTGTAACAAGAATAGACTTCACCCTAGCGGCGTACATAAATCGGCTTCTCCACCAACCACAGCCGGCATGCGGATACGGAGGTGAAAGAATTCCCCAGTATTCGTTGTAGAACGAAAGAACGTCTTCCTCTGTGTCAAAACGCTGCCCACCGAACTTTCTAATTAGCTTTCGGCTTCCTACGATCTCTACAGGCCAATCTGGATTCTTCTTTTCGAGCCAAGTGTCGTGCGGCACAAGCGCCCCGAGAACCCAGGCACGCTTTTTCTCAGACGGAGGGAGCGGCTCGGCTGACGACAGGATATTGAAGATCGTTGAACTTGGGTCTAGCGCCTCAATGCCGGCCATCTCGGCGGGCATTCTCTTGCGGACCAATGAACGGTCACCAAACGAGTACATCGGGCACACTGGAACCATGCCATACGACCAGCGCTCGCCTAGAAGAGCCTGGGCTGTCTGCACCAACTGACCTTCGTGCGCCTTGATGTTGTCGTCGTTGTCGTTAAAGAAGTATCTACCGACGGCGCACTTCTTTGCAGCATCGGGATTAGCGGCAATGATTCTTTCCAGTGCCGCGTCAGCTTCAGCCTTTGAGAAGTACGTTGCGCCTTCGTCTCCACGAACCGATGACCCAGACAGAAGATACTTGTATAGGATTTCCGGGTGGCGAACAAGTGAACGGCACGCGTTGAACACGGCGGCAAATTGCCAGTCATCAAAGAACCCAACAGCCGGGATACCGGAGCTGAGTGCGTACAGCGCGCCCATAGCGCCCTGGCGGCCGTTAAGAGAGTTCAAGGGTCCAAGGTTGACCCAGATTACGTCGTACGACGATAGATCTTCACCTGGTGTGACGCGTCGCCAATCTACCTGATGGCCGACGCTTTCAAGAGCTTCAACGATCGACGCTGGCACGTCGATCTTTTTAATAGTTCTGTGCTCTGTATTGATTTGAAGAGCCGTGAACCCTGTCATTAAAATCTTCATTGATTCATCCTTTGTGTGATACTCAAGTGGCCGCCCACGGCATTCTCATGCCGCGGGCGACCACCAAAGAACAGCGGCTCGTCAGAACGGAGCTGCTGGCGGTGTCTGTGCCTGAACCTCGGCAACAGGCGCCGGAGCAGGGGCAGGGGCAGGTGCCGGAGCTGGAGCAGCGGCAACAGGTGCGGGCGCCGGAGCAGGTGCCGGAGCGGGAGCAGGGGCTGCAGCCATAGGGGCAGGAGCCGAGGCCGTCGGAAGAGCGTAGTACGTCTTGATCTCGTTCTTCTTCTGACCCTGCCACGTACGGCTACCAACCTGCGCGCGGAAGCTACGACCCTTGAGGGTCTGCTCGATCTGAGCGTTCGTCGGATTGGTCGCGAAGTAGTTGCGATCAAGACCGAGAGCGTTCATCTTGCGGAAGAAGATTCCGAGTGCGTTCGGGTTGTCTGTCGAGACGACGAGGTTGTCCCACACGAGACGCTTAGCGTGCGCCCCGGTTGTGACCTGTGCCTTCACGGCAAACATCGTCTTTCCCGTCTGAGTGGCCTTAGCCTGTGCCTCGACGATCACGAGGTCATAGTCGCCGTCGGGAAGCGGGTCATACCCACCGGCGTCACCTGCCTCCTTGACGAGGTCACCCCAATTGAGTGTGCTCATTGTTTTTACCTATGTCTTTCTGTGTTGGTTACTTTGCTTGCTGATCCGGACGGGGTCCGAAAACGATATCGAGCATTCGTTCGACACTGAGGTCTCCCTGCTCGACGATCTTGCCGAGGCGGCCTTGAACACGCTCGCCTGCCTCGTACTGACTTGTGCGCTCGACGTACATACGACGCGCCTTGTACGGTCCCTGTGTCGGGTCCGGGTTGTTGAACTCTTCGACGTTGATCGCGCCGAGGATGTCGTAGAAGTACGGAGCCTGAATGGCAAGCTGACCTTGGAGGTACGGACGATACCGGCCATCCTGGCTTTGACGTGCCATCGCTGTCAGCACGACTGCCTCGAGCGGGTTCGTTGCGTGCATCGTAAGGTCACGGAGATCACGAAGCAGCGCACCCATGTGACGAAGAAGTTCGCCCCACTGCTGCATCTGCATCTGATTTGTTCCGGCGATGTTGTCCATGCACTTAACCTGCAACTCGGAGACCGAGTCAATGATCAGCGACTTGAACTGGTGGCGTCCGATCTGAAGCCACTGGTACGCCTTGAGAACGGTGTCGTACTCTGTGACGTTGACAACGCAGGTATCCCACGTCCCGTCAGCAGCCGGCGGCTCCTCACGCAACGGATCCCAGTACTTTACGTTGATAGGCAGGAATCTATGCCCGCCTTCCACGTCCAGCATCAGACGCGGGTATGGTGCGGTGACTGCAAACGTCGACTTACCGACCTTTGATTCACCGTACACCATGAGAGTAAGCGATCGCTGTACCCCACTCATGGTCATTCACTTCCTTTCATCTCTGTTGATTCGTAATACTTATACGGATCACCTTGCGTATACAGCTCGGCGATCGCGTGCTC